CGGAGCCGCCGCAGCCGTACGGAATCGAGCGCACGCGGAGATGTGCCGGCTCGTGCGCGGGATCATCACGGCGGCCGATGTCGAGAGGGGAGGGACGCGCTCATGACGCTCCACCTGGCCCACCCCAGCACGCAGCGCGGCCGGCTCACTGCGGCCGAGCTTGACGCGCTCGACCGCTGGGTCGACGAGGCGAGGCGCGAGGCTGTGCTGGAGCAGATCCGCAGGGACATCCGGCCGCGTGTGCTGCGGGCTCAGCGCCGGCAGGCTGTGCGC